TCCGTGACTGATCAGCGCGGACAGGATATCCAATCCGCGAATTATTCCACTGTTGACCCTTTGACTCTTTTGAACTTCTACCAGGAGGCTTCCCATGCCTGAAAACGAAATCGAACAACGGTTTATTACTGACCCTGTCCAGGCTTCCACTGCTGACGATGGTTCCATGCACATCAAAGGCATGGGCATTGTATTTGACCAGCGCTCATCTGTGCTTGTCAACAGTCTGGGCTCATTTGTCGAAGAGATCGACCCTGCTGCCGTGGACGAGATACTGCCTTTTTCCGATGTGCGCGGACGCTTTGACCACAATGTAGTTCTTGGCCGCACCAAAAGCGGAACACTCAAACTCGAAAAGGGAGCGCGCGGTATCAGTTATGACATCACCATCAATCCAGACGATCCCGAAGGCATGGCAGCTTATGCCAAGGTCAAACGTGGCGATGTAGATGGTTCATCCTTCATGTTCACAGTGCCCAAGGGCGGCGATCAATGGCGGCGTGAAGATGGCATGGCTGTCCGTCGCGTAACGAAGATCTCATCCCTGCTTGATATCGGACCCGTTGCTTATCCCGCATATCCGCAAACATCTGCGGCTGTGCGTTCCCAACTTGAAACATTCCAACAGGAAGAGACCACCCCGCCCGTTCAGGCTGCATCAAGCGGTGCAGAAGAGCAGGTCAAGGCACGCCAGGCGGCGCGCTCGCGGACTCTCTATCTGTTGAGTGCCAAATAACCAATCGAAAGGAACTGCAATCATGAACGAACGTGAATTGCTTGCACAGAAAGCCGCCAAGGTGGATGCCGCCCGCGCGCTGAACACACTCGCGGAAACCGAAGCCCGCGATTTTACCGCGGATGAGCAGACCCGCTGGAATGCCCTGCAAACTGACATCCAATCCCTGGATGGTCGTATTGAACGCGCCCGCCAATTGGGCGATCCCGAAGCCCGCACCCCGCAGGCGCCCGCAGTCCTTCGCGGTCCGCGCGGCGACAACTTCCCCAACGCCTTGAAGGCCTGGGTAAAGGCTGGTGATTCCAGCGGCGTGCGCAATATGACGGTGCGTGAAGGTGGTCAGGAAGGCATCGAGATCCGCGCTTCCAATGACACCGACATGAACATCGGCACCGCTGCCGATGGTGGCGACACCGTCCCAACCGGTTTTTACAATCAGATCATCGCCCGTCGCTCCGAGATCTCCCTGGCTGAGCGTTTGGGCGTGCGCCGTATCCCTGGTGTGGGCACCACAGTCGATGTGCCGTATGACAACGAAGCTGACGGTGAATTCATCACCAAGGCAGAAGCTACCGATTATGACCGCGATGCGCCCGCCGTTGCCAAGGCCAGCATGACCCTGGTGAAATACACCAAATACATCCAGTTGAGCGATGAGCTGCTACAGGATACGGGTGTCAATCTGCAAGCCTTCCTGACTGACTGGATTGCGCGCGGTCAGGCCAAGACCATGAACCAGTTGCTACTCACAGCAGTGGGAACCAGCGGCACCGCCTACAAGACCACCGCCGCGTCCACCACACTGGCATTTGGTGAACTTGAAACCACTGCCCTGAACGATACTGTGGGTGATTATCTGGATGATGGCGGTTCGGTTGCCTGGGTCATGCGCCCCGGTACCTACAGCACGATCGGGCAGATCGTTTCCGCTTCCAACCGCATGTATGGCGTTTCATTGGGCACGATCACGCAGGGTGGAAACACCACACGTGAATTACTTGGTTACCCTGTGCTCTTCTCGAATAAAGCCGCCGCCATTGCTTCCACGGCCAAGGTTGCCTATTTCGGTAACTGGAACTTTGTGGGCTGGCGTGAAGGACCGGGTCTGACGCTTCTGCGCGATCCGTATTCCAAGGCTGGCACGGGTCAGGTCGTGCTCTGGATGTATTTCCGCACGGTCTTCACGGTGCTGCAAGCCGCAGCCATCGGCTACATGAAGATGAAGACCTAATCCATAGATCAATAAATGACGGGGAGGGTGGAAACACCCTCCCCGCTAAACCATGAAGAACCTTTATCTCATTCTCAAAGTAATCGACCACAACGGTCTCCGCTTTCCGGGAGAACAGATCGAGCTGACGGAAGAACAGGCGAAAAATCTGCCCGTTCGAATGATTGAACGTCAGCCTGAAATGGAGACCGCTGATTTGCACCTTGAAAACATAGAAACTGCCGACGCAAAACCCGTTCGGAAGGGACGAGACCATGCGCATCCTGCACGTAAGCAATAAGTCAGACATCCGCGCCTTCAAACAGGCTGTCATCATGCTCGGGCGCGGGCACATCGTGGATATGGCGGTTCCGTTCGCGCAGACCTTTGGCTTCAACGCCTTCGAGTTGGTCTATCTCTACAGCGACGTGACACACCTGCAGCGCACCATCCGCGAATCGAAAGCCGACATCTTTCACGTTCATTCTGACCCGAACTGGTTGGTGCCGATGGTCAAGGAAGCCGCAGGGCATCGCCCCGTTATCCACGATGTGCATGATCCCGAATCCATGCGCACGGGCAGAACCCCTGACAAGCATGAGATCGCCGCCATGACCGTCTGCGATGGCATCATCCACGTCAGCCAGGGCTGCCGCGAACACTGCGAAAAGACGCATGGCGCCACCAAGCCCACAGAGATTATTTACTCGATGGTGCCTGAAGCTGGATACAAGGCGAACAAGAACGCCAACTTCGACGCCATCGTGTACCAGGGCGGGCTGACCACGCTCGAGCGCACCCCTGACGGCATGACCTACTTCCGCAATTTGCAGCCTGTAGTGAAGCAGTTCATCGAGCAGGGTTTCCAGTTCAGCCTGTTCGCAGCCGGTCAGGATGACATCGATCTGTCTTACGAAAAGATGGGCGCCTTCCTGACGCGCAACCTGAACTACACCACCATGTTGAACGCGCTGCGCCTGCACGGTTTCGGGTTTGTAGGCACACCGGTCCTGACGCCGATCATGAAGTATTGCATGCCGAACAAACTTTTTGAATATATCTCGCAGGGCGTGGTGCCGGTCTGTTGGAACGCAGACGAAGCCGGTGAGTTCGTGAAAGAGAATGGCATCGGCATCCACCTGAAAGGCGACCTGAGCGAATTGCGCATCAAGCTCAAAGACGGCATGCGCATCCGCGAGAAGCTGGTCAAGAATGGAAAACAATTCGCAATGGAATCGCAAACGAACAAGTTGGAGCAATTCTATAAATCATTTCTGTAGGTGTACCAACCAGCCCTTCCCTGGTTGATTCATCCGCCCCCAGCCAGTCCTCCCCTGGCTGGGGGAGTGGTGAGAATAATGACCAAATACGCACAAATCTTTTGTACGATCAACGACATCATCGAAGACACCCAATCCGCGGGCGCCGATGAAACACGCATGCTGTCTGCCATCCGCGAAGCCAGTGACTTCATCCAGAAGGCCATCGGCTGGTTCATCCCGGTCACACAGACTTTGAAATTCAAGGCGCCCGAGGAAGTCACGGAGCTTTTCATCCCGCCGCTGTTGGCTGTCACAGAGATCATCAACGATTATGCCACGTTGACCGCTTCTGATTACATTCTGAAGCCCGATAACGGTTTCTGGGCAAATGGTCCATATGGCAAGATTGTGGCAGATCCAAACGCCACCAATCTGTATACTTTCGCCGAATACGAGAATGGCATCCAGATCACCGGGCGTTGGGGCAAATATGAATTCAGCGGCAGCACAGGCGCGATCGTGGCGGAAGCCACCCAGCAAACCGCAGGGCAGGCCACACTGGCCGTGGATGATGGCAGCCGCATTTCTCCGGGCATGGTGCTGTTGATCGGCGACGAACAGGAACTCGTCACCGGTTGGAGTACGCCTACCGCCTCCGTCACCGCCCTGAATGGGGATGTGGCTGTCACGGACCAGATCATTACCGTGGACAATGCCTCCCTGATCAATATCGGAGAGATCATCCGTGTGGGCTTCGAACAGATGAAGGTCAAGGACCGCAATACATCCACAAACAAATTATCCGTTCTGCGCCAGTGGAATGGCACCGCGCAGGTGGCACACACCAACAATGACGCCGTGGATGTCTACCGCACGGTAGACGTGGAGCGCGGCATGAATGGCACGATCGCCGCCGAACATCTCAAGGATGTGACCGTCTCGCGCTACTTCCCACCCGATGACATCGTCGGTCTGACCAAACAGATCGCCACGCTGATCATCAACAAAGCCAAGAGCGGATATCAGGGACGTGTGGCAAATGCGGACATCGGTGTCATGTTCTATAACGACGCCTTTCCACGCTTCGAGATCGAGCGTTTGAAAAAGTCCTATATGTTCAAGAGGGTCGCATGATCAAAGTTGACATGTCCTCCCCTGACCTGGATAAGCAGTTGCTGCTCTTGAAATATTATCCTGAATATTTCAAGAAACATTTTCGCCCCACCCTATACCGCAATGTGACCAGGGGCAAGCAGTTGACCGCTGCCGGTGTGCCCAAGCGCACGGGCAGAGCCGCCGCCGCGCTGAAATCGAAGGTGACGGGCACAGGCATCAACATGGAAGGGCATTTCGGCTGGTATGGCAACGACATGCCCTGGTACATCAACATCGTGGAATATGGTGCCAAGCCGCATGAGATTTTGCCCAAGAAACCAGGCGGATGGTTGCGTATTGGCGATACATTCACGCGCAAGGTACAACATCCTGGCTTTGCTGGTCGCAAATTCATGGCCGCCGCCTATGCCGCGCTCAAGCCTGCTTTGGATGCCGATCTTTTGATCGCCAATGAAGCGGTACTGAAGGAACTGGTGGTCACATGATCGAAACATGGATCGATCCGTTATCGAAAGTCTGGGCGACCATCACCGATCAACGTTTCGGGAATGTGCGTTCGTATCTGCTGATCGAGCGCGCCGAGTTCCCTTCCACCATTGACCCGATGGAATTGGATAAACATCCCGTGGCGCTGAGCGTTCCGTTTGATATGACACCAAACT